TCGAAACCGCATCAGTGCCTGCGTCGTTGAGTCCACCAAGTCGTCATTGTCGCCATTAGGGAACGCCGCACACTCCTCAACAAGCTCCTCAGCCCACTCCGTCTCTGGAACCCAAACCATGCCACTTTCCAAAATAGGTGCAACACTGTTCGCCCTAGCAATTTTGTCCTGACCCGCACGACGGCCTCCAGGCGAATACATTGTCACCGGAATACCCATCCTGCGCAACTCCTGCTGCAAAGTAATACCTGTTGCTTTGGCCTCAATTAAAACATTATCTGGCTTCCAATACGTGTACTCGTCCCGGGCCACACGCTTGAGCTCCGGGAAATCCCACCGCCCCTTCAAGACGTTCAACAAGATAATGTTTGGCCCCGAATCCGAATCAGGATAAAACACGCCCCAGGTCGTGATCGCCGAATAGTCAGAAGTCTCCTTCTTGCTATAGGCTGTATCGTACGACTGGATGATGTAGTCCACTGGCGGAGCATCCATGTGCGGCCAAATCTTCCACCACTGACGCTTGAGGATTGCACCTTCGTCGTTGGTCGGCTGCTGCTGCCACTGAGCATTCCACTTCTGTAAGCCAATGCTCATCTTGACGGCTTCTAACTCTTCAAGCTTCCAGTACTCCGGCCAAAGCGGTTTGTTGCTCGGCAGGATGGCAGGAAATTCCAACACCTCCCACTTGTCCGCCTTGAGTGCTCCTTGTTGCTTGAGCAGTCGTCCGGTCAAGTCGTCCGTCTTCCACCGGGTGTTGATCACGATAATCGTGCCGTTTGGCTGCAAACGCTGGCGAGGACCCGACGTATACCAGTTCCAGGTGTTCTCCATCGCCGTCATCGACATCGCATCCTGCTCGTCCAAGATGTCATCAAGGATCACCACGTCACCACCGCGGCCGGTCATCGCACCGCCCTTACCAATAAAAAAGGCTTCCCCGCCTTGGCCCGTGTCCCACCGGCCGGCCGCCTTACTGTCCGCAGACAGGGCGAAATCAGGGAAGAGCTCTTTGTATGATTCCTCGGCCACGAGGTTTCGGATCATCCGGCCAAAGCGCTGGGCAAGCTCCGCAGTGTGCGATCCGACGATGAGTTTGGACTGAGGCTTCTTGCCCATCAGGTACGCTGGGAACAGGTAACTGCCCATCTGACTTTTGCCGTGGCGGGGAGGCATCGCGATCATCAGCCGCTTGCACTCGCCAGACACCACACGATCCAAAGCAGAAGCGATCTTTTGGTGGTGCGCACCAACAATCATCTCTGGCCAAACGTACCGGCAGAACGATAAAAAGTTCGAGGTCGCCTCATCACGGGCTTTGATCTGAGCTAAACGCAGCTCTAACCGAAGACGCTCGGCTTCTACTTCCGGGGGTACCGCTACACCAGCGACTTGACTATCCATGACGCAAAGTAACAAAAAAGCCCTTTCGTTTCAAATTTTTATAAAAATCACCGGCCATTTGATTTTTAAAAATGACGGTGGGTGTTTTGGAAAAAGGGTTAGTGACCACTAACCAATTCTCTTTTACCCCATAACTGTTTGTATGAAATCGGGCTAAAGCCTCCGCGACTCCAGCCGTGGGCCATTTTGCGCGACGCGTGGCCCGCGGGCCGCGTGGGCTCTAGGATCGGCGGCGGCACTCCGCCCCCGTCCACCGGTCCGGGTATCTCGGCGCGTGGGCCACGGACCACGGCGCGCGGTTCGTGTTTGTTTGTTGGCGTTTGTTTGTTTGGTGTTTGTGACCACGGGCCCAGGATCACAAACACGGCCACGAGCTCACGGCCACGAGCTCACGGATTAAGGCCAACCGGCCACAGCCCGGCGCGGGTTCGCGGGGAATAGCTCCGCGATTAAGCCCACGAGCTCGGCGCCCTGGCACGAGCTCCACGGCCACGAGCTCACGAACCACGGACCACGGCCCACGAGCTCGGCCCGAGCTCCACGGCCCACCGGCCGAACCGGTTCGGCCGGTGTCATATACGCGAGGGGAACGGATAACGGCCCACGGATCAAGGCCCGTGGGCTAGGTTTACGGGATCCAGGCACGAGCTCGGCGGCCGGGCTCGGATCGGGCCGGACGGCCCACTGGGCGGGCGTGGCCGTTATATACGCGCGGCCACGGCGGCCGTGTTAACCGGCGCAAAAAAAGCCCGGCATTTGCCGGGCTTAATCGGAGCGGGCCGGGGCTTATCTCTCGGCCATATGTGCGCCGTCCGTGGCTAGGCCGGAATAATCCCGCTCGCGATCGATCGAACGGGGCAAACGGCCCCGGGGCGGCCGGAGCTCCCAGGCCGCATCGTCATAACCCGGGAGCTCGCGGATCGCGGCGCGGCGGAGCTCGTCAATCATGAGCTCGGCCGCGCTCCCGTCATAACCGGACCAGTCCGAGCTCTGATAATCAAAGCATGCGCACGCCTTGAGAATGCCCACGGCCGAGGGGAGCTCGCGGACGAGCTCAAACCGCGGGAGCTCTTCGGGGATCGGGTCCCCGTAGCGCTCGGCCACGGCGGCCGCATTCGCCCGGTGCAAAACGAGCGCCACGAGCTCGGGCGCGTAGCAATCCAGGGACTGGCCGGACGAGCCGGACGGGATCCAGGCCGAGACCCGGCGCGAGTGGCCGAACGACACGAGGGTGTTTATATGATGCGGGTGCACATGAAAACATGACATAGCTTTCTCACTTTCTGAATTAAGGGCCGCGAACGGGCCCGGCCGGGAAAGTGTAACCCAGGCGCCGAAAATAAAAAAGCCCGGCCAGGGCCGGGCTCAAGTGGAGCGGGAAAGCTTAGGCGGCCAGGAGCTCGGCCGCGCGAGCTTTAAGGGACGCGCCGGCCCCAAACCAAGCGGATTCGATCCGGGTGTTATTCGAGCGGCCGCGCTCGTGGTCCACGAGCTCGGTTACCGCGTTCAACATCGCCCACCGTGTACCGGCCACGCCCGGGAGCTCCGAGCCGATCGCGCCACCATCAAACAAGGCCATGATGCGCTTATATGCGCGCGTCTCATTAATCGGAAGCTTGCTGGTGTGATAAGGCTTTAAAAGCTCGGCCACGAATGCGTCCGCGTCCTCGGCGGCCATGGGCCGATCGGCGAGCTGACGGGATTGGACCAGGAACGACTCCCACGCATTCGCGACAATGCCCAATTGCAAGCGGACGGACTCGGGGTTGAAGCGCTCCGAGTGAAGCACACGAACGGCGCTTTTCAAATAGCCGAGATCCGTCTCGCCGTATCCGCCCACCGCGGCCGTTATCGTGTTATTGCAAACAACACGAACGGCCGTAAATTTTGCAACGGTGGCCATGGTCCCGTCGTAGCTGGTGCCGAGTAGTAAATAGGGCTTGACTAGATCCCGCTCAACTACGGGCGCGGCGTCCGCAACACTCGCCAGGGCCCAAACGCGGCGGCCATGGGATAGAGCGCCGGCGGTTTCAAGCTGAAAACCGCCGAGATCCACGAGCTCACGGAAGAAATCCATTATTTCCACGGGTTGGACCACGCGATACCCGTCCGAGACCACGGCCAAGGGCGCGCCGGTATCGCTCCGGTGCAACACTTTCCGATCCGGCCACGATTGGAGCTCGGAGCTCGCGGGCGTGGAATATTGGACGGGCGATTCGAGCACGGAATACGCGAGCCCAGCCTCAATTGTCCACCGGTCCACTGACGCGCCCGGAGTAAGTTGTTGGCCGAGGCCATGCCAGGGAGTGGCGCCGGCGTAGGCCATGGCCGCGCGGCCGGTAGATTCGTCGATCATGTGTGCCATTTTGCTTTCTCACTTTCTCAAAAAAGGGCCCGAGTGGGCCCGGAAACTTAATTAGACCCGAAATTAATTTCGGGCGCAAATCACTCGCGGCCGATATCGCCCGCAACATGATGGCGGAGCATTGAGCCCGGCGGGAGCGAGCGCGCGAACCGGACGAGCTCGTCCGCATCATTCGCGGCGCCGGCCGTCCGGGTCTTATGCCATTGGATCGCGGTGGGCCCCGAGCTCGCATAACATCCGCCCGCCGTATCACGGCCCACTTTCCCGGCCATGGGACCATGCGCCACGAATACGATTACATAATCCCGATCCCGCCGGGCGCATAAGGGCCGGCCATTCCCGCATTGAGCGCATGTGAAGCTTTCGGACAATTCGGCCGGGCACCGTACAAATTGCACGCCCTTATATTCCACGCCACCGGCCCATTCAGTCCCGGCCGGGGCGGCCACCACGGCCGGACGGCCCACGGACCACGCGGCCACGGCCGCGTCCATTGTGTCGCATGACACATTAAGCACAGTCTCGCCGGGTTTTGATACGGGCACGGACTCGGCCGGAAAGTGGGTATATGTCCACGCCACGCCACGCCACCACGAGGGACGGCGGCCAGTACGGCGGCCATATAATCCGGATCGATCGCGGCCGCGCCGGTATCGGGCGCCGGGTGCAGTTGGCACGATTTTGGGCATGTGCCATATGTGGAGCACTGGCCGGACCGGTATGTAACGGCGATCGGGCCGGTTTTTCGGTTTGAGCTCACGGCGACGGTTTTTAACATGGCTTTCTCACTTTCTGAATGAGGGCCCGGCGGGCCCATGTGCGTATTATACACACTAGCGTTCGAATGAGTCCAGAAAATCAAAAATCGCGGCCCGGACTGATTCGCCCGGGACTTTCGCGCTCGCACGGATCTCGGCGCAGTCTTCGGGCGTGAGCTCATAACCCTCGGCCGCGGCCGCGGCGATTATGTCCGCATCCGTGCACTCACTCAAGGGTTTCGGCGATTCGTCTTCTACTGGCACACGTAGAATCAGCACGCCCTCGAACGATTCCACCACTTCGAAATCCACGCCGGCCCGATCCAGCACCGCATACAATTCGGCCGCGCGCATCATTCCACCGCCACGGAAAAAGTGAGCTGGTGGCGAATCACTTCGCGAACGGGCCCGCTCAAATCGGCGTCTTTTATTTTCTCGTCCACTTCGGCCCGGAAATCCTCGGCCAGGATGTAATCCTCGAGCCGATCCTTCAAGTCTTCGCTTGTGATGACCTCCCTATTCTCGAGCTCGGCCCGGACAAAATCGCCAATGGCGGCCCGGTCCAGTTGTCCGAGTTGATCAATTCTCTCGTTCACCCGGCTATTGATCTCAGTCGTTAAGGCACCCGAGCGGACCAGTTGATCTAGAACACTCTCGGCGATATGCGGGACCAACAGGGCCGCGAGCTCACGAATCACTCCATCGTACTTTTCCATTTTGCTTTCTCACTTTCTGTTAAGTAGGCGGATTGCCTAGTTCGTATTATACACACAATTTTATTTTCGTCTATCCCGGCCGAAAACGGCGTGGAATAAGGCCATGCGCGCGATTCCCTTGATCATGGCCCACCACTCGGCGCGTTGTTTGGTTTCCTTCAGCTTCCGAATCTCTTCGGGGCTCAACTTCGTCATTCTCTTTCCCTTCCTCAATTGAAAAAACAATGTTCCCGGCGAACATGTTCAGGAACCGCGCCATGGCCGGCCGGCCCTTCGGGATCTCGACCAGCCCCTCCAGCAACACCCGGCCCTTCCCCTTGGCAATCTGACGAATGAGCTCGTCACGCTCGCCAACGCTCACGGCCCAGCGCACGGAATTTTTGCCGGCCCGGTCCTGATACACGATGCGGTGTAGGTTCATGCCGGGGCCCCGAGCTCTTCGGGCACTTCCACTTCATCGCCCAACTTCATCGCTACATAACAACGCATGGCGGCAACTAATGGGGAATCCCCCCAAAACCCATCTTTTTTAGGCCAAGCCCAAGCCATAAAACCTTCATGCTTAGCTGGTCCCACAGTTATCATCTCCCGCTCAATAATCGGACCGCCTTGTTCCCAGTCGGTTGAGGGGGTGTAGCCTTTCTCATGAATGAAGCCGATGTCGTTCCCGTCGTGCAAGTTGCCCGTCACCAAGTTCTCGCATTTCGCCACCGCCCAGTCCAGCGCGGCTCCGCTCAATTCAATTGTTTTCATGCTCTTTCTCCTTTCGTGTCGTTCCAAAGGGCTTTAGCCTCAGCGTTAACTTCTTCTACAGTCTTATAAAAACGCTCGGCAAATTCTTGGGGTTCTTCATCAAGGTGCTTGACTTCCAATTCATATGCACCCGTCCCTTGATCGCAACCCTCGACAATTGAGCCAACCATTAGGGCCGTCACCAGCACCCCTCTCTCATTCATTGTTGCCCATGTGCCAAGGCGATATAACTCGTCCGAATGAATCCACTCCTCTACTTCATCTTCGGTTGGGTATCCATCACCATAGCCGCCGGGTTCAAGAAGTTTGGTGTACCGAACTTGTGCAGACAACCAAGGGCCACATTCTGTGTATTTGTAGGTCTGTCGATACAGATCACCAAGGCCCTTGGCGTCGGGGAAAGCCTCGGCTAGCAAACTGTTGTCAAGGTCTTCCCGGTCATATTCAGGCGGGTAGTCTCTCATGCTCTTTCTCCTTTCTAGGTTCCCCGGGACCGATCGGCCTCGAGGTGACTCAAATCTACTTCGACTGCGTTTGCATGTCAAATCACCCCTGCACAAGCTCGTGCCGGAGCATGTGCCACTCGACTTTCGCCATGCACCACTTCGCTACCGGCTCGCACTCAATCCCCCGCACGGCGAGCTCCTCGGCCTGACTGCCCTTGTAAAGCCTTATTTCGGCCTTTAGAGCCGATGTCACCCCGGGCGGGTAGTACCCCACCAGGACATATGTTGGGCAGCCCAGGGAGGCGTGTTTTAGGTGGAATGCGAGCTGGTGTGGAGACAAGGCAATCTTCTTTCCACGCTTTACGACTTTCAGCTCAATCATCACGAACTTTGAGGGCGCCTTGAACGCCACAAGGCAATCAGGGATCCCGAGGTTCACCCGGCTCTCGATCCTCGTAATCCAACAATTCGGCAGATTCTCCTTCACCCTCTTGTACAAGGCCGCTTCGGGTTTCGTCGTGCTCAATCATCACCTCCGGGTGAGCTGGTACATCAGGGATAGACTCCAGGGCCTTTCGGGCAGGGAAAGGCGGGTCTCTCTCGATCGTCGGGGATACATCCCGGCTTTCCATCTCCAGGATCTGGACCGGCGGGGCGTACAAGCGTTTGAGCTCTTCAAGCTTGCGTTCGACTTCTTCTTTGCTCATCGAATCAATCGTCCCGTGCCGGATCTCCTTGCGCTCGACGTAGATCGTGCCCAAGGCCTGCCCGCGGCGATACTCCGCCTGGACTGCCGCACCATATGCACCGGCCGCCAGCGCCGCGTCACGGATCATCTGGAGATCCTTCATGTGCCGCTCGTAGGTTGTCCCGTACTTGGCCGCGAGCTCTGCCCGATATTCTTGGATCGCCGCCACGACGTGCGGGGATATCTCCGGGTTGGTCAAGCGCCACGCCATGACCTTGGCTGAGCCCTCTTTGTAGCCGGCCCGCATGGCTGCCTCTTTCAAAGTGACTTGGCCGTCGCCGCTCACGAGCTCCTGGACGAACTTCCACTCCTTGCCGTTCAGCTTCCTGCGTTGGGACTTCAAGTAACCCACGTCGGCAGACAAGCGCTTGGCCAACTTATTGGGCCGGACCGGGGGAACATTCCAAACGTCTTTCAAGGGCATCTGATTTCTCCTTTATGGCCGAATTGTAGGTTAACCGGTTAAGTCCTGCAAGGCAGGGCAAAGTCCTGGGCAAGGCCCCCTATACAACTTTTTACCCCCCAACATGGTTTTTCATAACCAAAAAACTACCCGCGCGCGCATTCAACCTCTTGATCCCTATACACTAGTCCTACTAGTGTAATGCTAACGAAATGCTCTAAAGCCTTATAAACAAAGGTTCCTCACGTTGCTTACGGCATTACGTCTTTTTTCATTCGAAGCACCAACTAAATCACTCGTACCCAAATCCCGACTAAAGGGAGCTCTCAAAATGCTTGGCCCGTTGACCGTGGTCCTTGATCCATTCTACTATCTTGTGGATAAGTACACAAAGGAGCTTTCCATGCAAGACCTCGATCTCGTAGCCGTATTAGATTTGCTTGAATATTTCCCGGAGCAGGGCGTATTCATTTGGAAAAAATCTCGCCAAGGGGCGAAAAAGGGGGGCATTGCCGGCCACGAGTGCCCGGATGGTTATGTTCGGATTGGAATAATGGGCAAGCGAGTGTTGGGGCATGAGTTGGCCTGGGCCGTGAGCCATGGATCCTGGCCCATTTATGTCTTAGAGCATATAAACGGGGACAGATCAGACAACCGAATTGACAATTTGAGGCCTTATGTAAGGCGGCCACCTCCCCGCTAGCCTACCTCCACCCTCCCCAATCCCGCCCCGTGGCCCATGAATCATGGCCCTGTCATGATTTGTGCCCTAAAATCGGCGGTATGGGTGAGTTTCCGATCTCTGAGCAGTCTATGCGTAGCATTTACGAGATGCTGATTCAGTTGCGGCCGATCTCGAAGTGGCGGTTGCCGCCCAGTTCTGAGGTGGAGTTTGCCGCGGTCAATGATCCGTTGTGTTATGGCGAATTTGAGCCGCCCAATGTGATTCGGTTGTCGAGAAAGAAGATTGGGCATTTGGACACGGCGGTGAAGACCATGGCGCATGAGATTGTGCATTTGAAGCGTTATATGGCGGGTGACAAGGCCTGGGACAAGCATGATGAGCGGTTTGACCGGATGGGCCGGCAGATTTCTTTGTTGATGGGGTTTGATCCCAAGGAGTTCTGAGCTGCCGTACAAGGATCCCGAGGTTCGAAAGGCGAAGCAGAGGCAGTATTCCAAGCGTTGGTACGAGAGTAATGCTGCGAAGCACAAGGCCGGGTCGAACCGAAACAAGAGGAAGCGCAAGAACCTTTGGATAGAATTCAAAGAAGGGCAGGCTTGTGCCCATTGTGGCTTTTCGCATCCGGCGGTGATTGATTTTCATCATGTTATTCGGGACAAGACGGCCAGGAAGGTCAACCGCTTGGTGGCCAATGGGAGCATCAATCAGGCGATCGAAGAAGCTCTGACTAAATGCATTCCGCTGTGCAGCAACTGTCACCGTTTAACTCACTGGTATGAGCAGGAGGAGGCCCGTGAGCGGCGGCGCGTGGCGCCTAAGAAGGCGAGAAAGCTCATACGCAAATAAGAAAGGCCGGGGTGTGTGCATTGACCGAATCAAAAGTTGATTGGCAATCCCCGGCCTAGCGCTCATTGTACGTTAGGGGCGCTCAGGAAATCCTTACTTTTGGTGCGTTGTAGTAGCTTGACCAGTTCGCTGCTGGGCAGCAGGCCAGAAAAGGCCAGGGACTCGATGGCCGGGAGCTCCGCATCGGGGTCGGGGAGCATGATCGGTGGGCCGAAAAACATGTACTCCACCCCGTCGCACGTGACCACGAGGACCTGGAGCATTGGCCCGTGATCCGTGATCGGCTCAGCTGGGCTCATCGGAGGCGGTGGGTTCTTCAAGGACGAGGTCATCGACGGGCAGCTCTAGGGTGAAGAAAATATGGCCGCATTCGGGGCATTTTCTGCGGCGTTTAGTCCATTCTGGGCGGGTTTCGAAGATCCGTGTGTCGAGGACCTTCGTGTAGGTGTGGTTGCAGGCGGTGCAGTTCATTTGTCCCGCAGCCCCAGGTCCAGGTAGAGCTTGTCGTTTTCATCGCGCAGGCGTCTGTTGTTTTCGATCAGATTGCGGATGAGCTCGTCGCGTTCTTCGAGCTTTCGGATCAGGCTTTTGCTGGCCTCGGCCCAGACTTCGATTTCCTTCATGCGCTCTTTGTGGTCATCGCGCATCATTTCAAAGAGGCGCTCGGAAGCTTCGAGTTGCTTTTGTACAAATTCAATCATGGTCAGAGGTCCTTGAAGGCTGTTTGGAAAAGCTCGCTGAATTCCTTGTGTACTTCTGCCAGAAGATCATAAGACTCTTCGGACATTTCGCGGTGCTTTTTCAGCTGGAAGAGGAAGTTGTTGAAGTCAAAGGCGGCGGTGTGGAGTTGTGGGCCGTGGTAGGACTGCTCCGCGAGCCGTTCTTCGTTCTCACCGAATTCGAGGATGATTTTCATTGGAGCGCCTCCGGGACGGGGACTTTGTTGGCCCAGATGGCGATGCAGGCCATCTCCAGCTCTAGGCTCGGGCGGGGCGACAGGCGCAGGGCGTCCTTCTTGCCCTTCTCGTACGTCTCGATGAGTTCCTGGGCCTGGGTCCGTGAGCCGTAGGCCATGCCGATGTAAAAGGCAAGCAAGGTGCCGGTGACGACGACGAGGGTGATGATGACATCGCGGATGACTTTTTCTCTGCTGATCATGACTCGGTCCCTTTCTCGGCCATGAGCATCAGGGCGTGGATGTAGGGGGCGGTTTCGTCGCAGGCGTCCTGCCTGCTGTGAATATCGCTCAGGATGAAGTGCATGTCGTAGAACAGCTCGGCCATGGCCGAGTTGCGGAGCATAGACTCATCGAGGTCTCCAATTGCTTTGTCGCGCTCGATCTCCGCGTATTTGAGAGCGGTTTCGAGCTCCTTGATCCGTGTTGCGTCAGCTTTGGGTCGTGCCATGGTGATTCTCCTTTCTGGTTTGGGAAGATACTACAGGTAGGGATGCTACAGGTAGTTTTTCACTTTTGCAAATCATTTCCAAAAACCCTTGAGAAGTCTTTGGAGTAGCGATCTACGAAGTTGTCGGTGAAGCGGTCGGTGGCGGACTGGTAGCCGCGGGTGTAGCAGGCCTGGGCGAAGTGGATGAGCATTGTCTCGGGGAGCGTGAACTTCGCGCCGTCTTGCTTGATGCCGCTGGTCATGCTTTGTGCCACGAGGGCGAGGATTTCGTCATTAGTCATTTGGATACTCCGTCCATGAGCCCGGACGCTCACCCGACACCATGAGTTTTGGCAGTGTCAGCGTTTGAACGATAAGGGCGTTTTGTTTAACAATCATTCGATTGATCTCCAAGATTGCTTCAAGTGCTTCTTTTCTTTGCTCTTCATCCACAGTTCTTCTCCTTTAGTTTGGCTCTAATTGTTGATTCGATAATTCTTTGTTCAGTTCGCGCATCAACTGGCTCTGCCCATCTCCCACACTTATTGCATTGCCAGTTAATCCTGTCGAATGAATCTCGCTTTATTGTTCCACCGCCATGAAACCAAGAGCACCATTGTTCTGATAGCCACTTAGTCATGTATTCTTCTCCTTTAGTTTGGCTTCGATGGCTTCAATAACCGCAAACCGACCACCAAGATTCAATGCTTCATTCAACCAAGCAAGTTCTTCGTGCGTAAACCCAACCCACTTACGCTCAATCTTCTTTATGTCCTGCGGTGTGTGGGCCCGGACAATCGCATCAGAAAACTCTAGCAGGGCAATGTCACCTTGAAAGTTCCACCGATTGAAGTCGTCCACCCAGCCGTACTTGTCTGCCAGTTCAAAGATCTCTTCGTTAGACATACATGAGCTCCCTGTTATAGCGCAGGTCGAGGGCCTCGCGCAGGTTGAAGGGATTGCTAAAGAAGCTCACCGGTGGCGGCGGGGACTTTATTTTGTTGCGCTCTTCATGCAAGTATTGCTCCGGGGTCATGAGCAGTCCGTAGAGCTTTGCGTTCTTTGCCCCGACTTTGGTGATCCCGAGCTCTTTGACCAGACCCTTGATCCGCATGCGGCGCATCAGACTGTACGAGCCTTCGTAGGTCATGGCCACTCGGACCATCAGCGAGCGGATGGTGAATTCATGTATTTCCATTTGCCTTCTCCTTTCTGTGTCGTTTCACTTCATTGCCGAGCTGTCTTGTCAAAATCCACAGCTCCTGTAGGTGCCTGCCGTGGGCTTCCCAGCCGCCACCTTTGAGTTCCTTGACGATGTTTGGGGTGTCCTCAAACAGCTTGAGCTTCTCAATGGCGTCCATGTCTTTCATGATTTTCTCCTTTCTTTACAGGGCCACACTTCCCGTAGGGCCAAGACCACGGAAAGATCGGCAGAGTAATTGCGCATTTGTGGGTTGCTGGCCATGAACTGAGTGACGACATCTTGAATCTGTCCTTGGACCACGCCACCGGGCAGGCAGACGTCAATGTTCATGGAGCGGTCCGTCACGCCGATGATATATCCGAGCGCATACATCTGTTCTCCGATGGTACCGCGCAGGTTTGCGTAAAGCGTGTTCCCTGAGACGAACTCCGCGTGGGCCGTGGTGCATGAAAAAAGCAGCGTGAGCAAGAGCTTCTTCATAGGAAGTTCGTCACGATGACAATCGCGATGCCGGTGAGGATTGGGATGATCATTTCACTTCCTTTCATTGTCGAGTTCTTCGATGAGGCGATTCAAAAACCACCGAGCTTTTTTGTAGTCCTCCAAGGCGTCCTGTTTGTACGGGCCGCGGCTCAGGTACTTGAGCACGGTCAGGCGAAGGTAGCCGTGAAACTCTTCCCGCGTGGACTTGGCCTTCATGAAGTCGATGGTCTCAATGCCGCCCGCGGTGTAGTGCGGAGGGCTGTTGATGTTGTCAACATCTATGCGCTGCCCGGGCTTGATGTCTAGGCCCATGACCTGCTCAAAATTACGTCCGGTAATCATTTCTTTCCTTTCAAACGAGCGCCGGGGGAAGACTTTCCAGCATTCTTTTTGCGAAGTACTTTTTCACCAACTCCATCTCCTTTGGGGTCTTGAACGGCCAGTCCCATCTTTCCTGTGTCATCCCGCTTGGATGAGTTTTCGATTCGGCTAAGGAGCTCGTCGAAGTTTTCCCACAGGTCCTCGTTGAAGTCTTTTTCTTCTTTGTCTGCATCTTGGTGTTCCTTTCTAAACTTTCTGTAGTCTCCGAACTTTTCGTCCGCGTCCTTGACGAGGTCCTGCACAACCCAAAGGGTTGTTTCGAGAGGATCCATTCCATGACCACTACAAGTGCCGAGGTATTCCATGCAGAGGTCAAGAACCTTTTGAATCTTGTAGAGGCGGTCCTCTACTTCTGAAGCCAAATCGTATTCGTTCACTTTTTTCTCCTAAAAGCAGGCTTTCAAACGACGCCAGAAGGAACTGGTGGCTTTGGTCCGGGCGACATCGCGCAGCCAATCGTCGCCGTCGTAGGCGCGGCCAGTCTGTTTCAAAAGAATCTGCTTAACCAACTCAGCTTCAAGCCAAGCATCGTCACGCTGCTTTTGATACCGAGCAGCCAAGCTTTTCCAATATTCCAAATTGGCTTTGAGCATTGCTTCATTTGACATCACCCGCCTCCGAGATGGTTACCGTGTACATGCGGCCGTTGACGTCGGCGACGATGAACTGCCGCCGGGTGCTTTGGAATTCTCCGTCGGGCGAGAGATCCAACTTGGTCGGGCCGACCGCTTTAATGACACGCTGCGCCCCGTCAAGCTCGATGTCCACGGCACCGGAAATAACACCGTGCAGGAGCTTGGAGAGGCAATGGGAAATGGCGTCGCAATACGCCGGGTAGAGTTCTGTTTTCATGGTTTGGCCTTAGATTTCGAGTGCGTCAGAGATGTCAACTTCGAGGCTTGCAACTTCTTCCTCGGACATCAACGACAGAAGGTTGACTTTTTGCTTGATGTCACGAGCCAGAAAGACCCCTGTCACGTGGACCTGGGCCGGGAAATCTGGTTCGAGTTTTAGCCCACCGCTGTTTGGCTCGACTGCGCCAGACGTCGCGGGGTAAACATCAAAGCGAACATCAATCTCTAACTCTAAGACCGTGCGGTAAAGCTCATTGCGCTGAGGCTGTGGCTCGTACATCGTCTTTCTCCTTTCTAAGTTCATACGCTTCTTCAATCAACTTCCTAACCGTCTCTGCTACTGATGCGTCCTGGGCATTGGCGCTTAATTGCTGAAGCTTGGCATACACATCAGCTTTGACTGCTATTGACACCCAGGG